GGCCGGGTTTTTTAATATATATAGTTCAAGCGGGGGCATAGACTGACGTGGCGAACTCCCGATTATGCGCCCGGATATAAACATATTTGCAAAAGGGTCGAGAATAGGGCTGAGAGGCCGCTGACGGGCGCAGGTTTTTTTATTTTTTTTCGCTTGACAAATATTCAAACATTGATTATCCTCGTATTAGCATGTTAATATATCAATCAAATTATGGCGGGAAAGCTGAAACAGGTTTCAAGGTAATAAAGGTAGTCGCCCGACGGGGTCGGAGAAAAAACCTTAACTGCAACCGCTCCTTATATGATGTTGCAGACCTATTAGCTACCGTGCTTATCCCGCCGACAGATTGCTGTGATCCGGGCAATGGTTAGCTCTTAACATGCTGCTGACTTGCGTCCGGTGATCGGCTGAATCGAGCTGATTATGACCCAAAATCAAAACAATAACCTTGAAGAATACGAACGTCTGGGGAAAATCTACCCCGGCATTGTCGCTTGGGGTAAGATGATGCACACCAAGAAAATATATATCACCCGGCAATTGCAGATGGCCGAAGAGGAGAAGGCACCGAGAGACACGACATGTCTCAGCCGCAGACTCGGCAAGGTCAGTTTTAAATTATTCAAAGATGCTGTCAGGCCAATCAGGAAACAGTTAGAACAACTGGCCGATGATCCTGACGACGTGCTGAAAGAGGGGGAATGATATGTGGTACAAATTAGCTTCTGGGGTGTTTTGGGTAATGTCAGTCATTTTTCTTTATTTAAAATCTTTAGATTTGGCAATCTATAATATTCTTGTGGCAATTTATTTTGATAATAAGGCCACCAAATGAACGCACACGACCTTAATCATTTAATCGGTTGCTACGCACTGGCAATGACCTTCGGGGCGTTGAAAGAGGGGGAATGATGCTATTAAAATGGGTTTATTTGGAGGCCGGTGATACCATTAAAGATGTTAGAAATTGGTGTAGCGAAAATAAATATATTTTTGAGCATGATTACAAAGGCAAGAAATATTCATTAGAACAGCTTTCATCTTGGTTGCCAGTAATGGCCGGATTCACAATAGATGAATTACACAAAAAGAATGGTTATCTATTAATACCAGAAATAGACGATCAAGCTTTCGGTATAGAAAGAATGAATGTTTTGGCTGTTAAAATTGTTAATAAGTTGCGTGATAAAAAATTAATTACCAACCATAATGACGTTATTTCGGCCGAACATGAAGCCAAAGCAGTTATTTGGGGTTTTGTTGAGCTGGGTGAATGTCCTGTTTGTGAATCATGGAAAGAGATGTGTGGTTTTGGAGGTGTTGCTTTATGAACGCACACAACCTTAATCATTTAATCGGTTGCTACGCACTGGCAATGACCTTCGGGGCGTTGAAATGGAATCGCTTGCAAGTAATTCTCGGTGTCATGTTTCTCGGCACTGTGTGGGAATTCATTGACCAGTTGAATCGTTGGTTTGAGTGGGGATTTTCTTTTCTCGATTCCCGGGGCTTTGACTGGAGCGATATTCTTATGGACTTCATCGGGGTTGCTTTGGCTGTCATCGTTGGCATGGGAGTCTGTTGGTATCTCAATCGTCAGGCTGAAAAGAGGTATTGGTGAGAAAAGATAATAAAACTGACCGACGCACTGCTTTTTATATCGTTTACGATCAGAGCGATGACCCGCCGTCATTCAAAGGCTACGCTCCAATGGGCAAGGCCAATGTCGCCAGAATAAATGAGAACTTTATAATCACAAAGACGGTAATGCTTTCCAAGTTTGCGGTTCGGAAAGCGAGAAGTAACGGAATGATATATGGATAGAGATAATAAAATATATTTGAGAACTCGCGTTGAGGAATGGACGGAAGTTCACAGAATTACCATTCGCACCTATGCTTATCCGATTCATAATTATCGTGGGTTGAAAATACTTGCTAATTTTTATGAGGTACACCCGGAACGGCGGCCTGATTTATTGCCGCATCAAAAACAAATGATTAAAAATGGTTGCTCGGTAGGGTTAGCGGAAGATTGTATTCTTGATTTCAAAGATAACGTTTTTGGTCTGGCTCGATTTGCGTTAGGTCGAAGCATTGAAAAAAGAATGATGAATGAAATTAATAACGGAGGATGATATTTATGGGGATAAAAAAACTATATTTAAAAATGAAAAATCGTATTACAAAAAACCGATATTGCATTCATTGTGGTCGAAAGAGAGTTTTTGCCTACCCTATTTACTATGTCAGCCATTGTGATAGTCCATCCCGCAAAGTCCCAACCTGCCACCCTCGATGCTACACAGTTGAGAGAATGCTTGATAGGTGGCATATAGAACAATGGAACGGCTCGTTTGTTGGGTTCTATATTGAGCAGATGGTATTTATGGACCGCCCACTCAATAAAGTAAAAGGATGGCCTATGATTTCAGGACCAGAAGGATTTGGCAAAAATGACAGTTGGAGCATGAATGGTCGTGTTTAGCTTATTGCTCCAGTTCGGCTGAATTATATATGAATTAATTAACGGAGGTTAAAATGCAGATTGCAAAAATCACAATTTCAAACTGGATGGGAATCAAGCGACTAAGCATTGATTCTCTTGGGAAAATTAACATGATACGAGGGGAGAATGGTTCCGGGAAGACATCATTTCTTGAGGCCATCACCGGCGCATTCATATCAACTGGCAGCGACATCAATGTCATTAACAATGATGCTGACGATGGCAAAGCCGAAACCCTGATCGAGTTGACGGACGGTCAATCTGTTGAGCGATTGGTCAGCACTAAAACAAATCGTGTCATTGTCAAAGATGCGGATGGTGAAAAGATTGACAAGGCTCAGACCTATTTGACTGAGCTGGTTGGTCCGAACCCATTCAATTACAACCCGATTCAATTCGCACAGGCGAAGGGTAAAAAACGGAATGAACTATTTCTACTGGCGATTGATTTCAAAATCAAAAAACAATCGTTCAAGGCTATACTGCGGAAACATAAAATCGACCTGGCACTGATTGAATTCGATCCAGATAAGATTGATTTCAGGTGTCATGGTATTGAGTTGTTAGACAAAATCAAATCCGGCGTTTATGATTTTCGGGCGATCATCAACAAAGAAGTAATTCGTCTCACCAATGCGCTCCAACAGGACATGAGGGACATGCCCGCCGGTTCCGAAAAGGACTGGACAGGTTTCAACGTCACTAAGAAGACGCAGGAGCTGTTGGATGCGAAGGATGAGATTAATAATTATAAGAAGTTGGCAGATGCAATCATTGATGAAAAGGCCGATAATGATAGTCGTCTCAAAAGCATAAAAACAAGAACTGACACGATTGAAAGATTACGAGATGAAATTGCGAAACTCAATAATAATATTAATATTCATAAGACTCGTATCGAGGAAGACGAAACGGTATTAGCTGAGTTCGAAACTCCCGAAATCGAATCAATGCAATCCACTATCAACGAATACAACGACTCGCAGGACTTCATCTTCAAGCAAAGAGAAATGGCGAAGCGGCAGGAAACTTTGAACGGTGTCGAGAAAAAACATACCGCGCTTGATGATTTCTATAAGAAGCTCGACAAAGAAATTCCAAAACAGGTATTGGCCGATGCCGAGCTGCCGTTCGAAGGTTTGGAATTCAGGGATGATAATATTTTCCTGAATGATATTGAAATCGACAAGCTGTCGGATTCTGAAAGTCTGACGTTCCTTATTAAGGTGAGCGAACAATTAATCGGCGAACCGAAGATCGTATGTATCAACGGCTGGGAGCAATGCGGTAGAAAAACGCGCTTACAATTTGCAAAGGAAACTAAGGGCAACGGCATTCAATATTTTATTACCGAGGTTCTAATTGCCGATGAAACTGATGACGGTCATCTCAGGATTGAATCGGAAGGGCGGATAGATGGTTGATCCTAAACCCCAACTGCACCAGTCGATGCTCCGTTCCTTGACCGGATGCTGGCCGCAGTTTGTTTATCGGTATGGCAAGACGTTCGGCATCCATGACGAATATGAAACGAGGCCGTTTGGTCTGGCCGCCGCCGCCGGTATCGCCGTTCACGCCGGAGTTGAAACCGGAATGAAGCACAAGAAAAAAGAAAAGGTCAAACCTGAAATCGGCATGTTGTATGATTCGACCCGTGATGAAATCACCAATCAATGGGACAAGGGATTGCACCTATACGGTGACGATTCCAAAGGCTTTGAAAAGAGCAAGGGCATTCTCGTTGACAGGTCAATCGGCTTGACGAAACTGTACTACACCAAAGTCATGGACGGCATCACTCCAAAAGGTATTGAGGAGCCGTTTGTGATCACACTCAAGGGGTATGATTTTGATTTGTCTGGCCGGATAGATACCAGAGTATATGCAGGCATCCGTGATGTTAAGACTAAGGCAGGCGCGCCGGATAAAGGGGCGGCTCATACGATTCAATCATATATGTATGCTCTGGCCTATAAGATGCGGCAGAAACGAAACCCTGACTTTGTCATCTTTGATTATCTGTCGACGTTTCCAACGAAGGCGGGGTTTTCGTTTCATACATATCAGCGATCAGTCAAGGTCGGTGAGAACTTTATTGACCCGTTGTACCGTCGGATAGAGCAGTTTGCGACTATCATTCAATTGTGCAAGACGCAAAAAGTTGACCCGTTGAAAGTGTGCCCGGCGGCTGACCCCTCGGGTTGGATGTGTACTAAAAAATATTGTGCCTATACGGACAGGTGCAGATTTTGGAGCGGAAGAGATGAGTAGAAAATATTTTACCGATTTAGATGGTTATGGTGGCGACGATTTTGAAAATCTTGAAGATGCGATTCAATATGTCGCTAACAAAATTGATGAATCAGAGGTTAACCCAAGAGATGTTTGGATTGGGCAACGTGATGATAATTGCGTTGAATATCATTTCGTAAATGGATCTTTTGGACTGACGGTTGTGACTGTTGTTAAATCTAATAAAAATTAAGGAGTTTAAAAATGTCAGAAAACAAAGAAGCGACGACGGTTGAGGGTGCAATGGTCAACACAAACACCGGGGAAATATCTCAAACCCGTGAGGCCGTGACTGCTTTGCAGGAAATTCAGGGCGCAATGATTATGTCGCGCCGTTTTCCACGCGATGAAAAGAAGGCGTTTGGGAAAATGGATATAGTATGCAAGCGTACGTCATTGGCGAAAGTCGCACAGTATTCATATCCCCGAGGCCAAAAGCAAATCAAGGGTGCATCGGTTTATCTGGCTCGTGAGCTTGCTCGGTGTTGGGGCAACGTCAGGTATGGAATTCAGGTTGTATCTGATACCGAAACGCATATGACTATTCGTGGTTGGGCTTGGGACGTTGAGGCCAATAACAAAGTTGAAATCGAAGATACTTTCAAGAAATCAATTCAACGAAAAAAAGATGGCCGGACTCAATGGGTCACACCGGACGAGCGGGATCTTCGTGAGTTGGTAATGAAACACGGAGCCATCGCCAGTCGTGGCGCAATCTTTGGAATCCTGCCCCGTGACTTTGTCGAAGATGGGATAATGATTTGCAGTCAGACATTGGCACAGGGTATCAAAGACCCCGATGCGGAAATTAAAAATCTCATCATCCAATTTAACCGGATGAAAATTCCCGTTGAAAAATTAAACAAATACGTTGGCACGGATAGTTGGACGGCTGATGAAATTGTTGAATTGACTGGCGTACTTAACGCAATCAAAGATGGCGCAAAAATTAAAGCGTATTTTGGTGAGGCCGAAGAACCAAAAAAGAAAATCAAAGGCGAACTATCCGATGCAGATATGTCGCCGGGTAAAGCGGAAGAGCATCAGGATATCAGGACCGGCTTAGCGGATAAGACCGAGCCGGAAACCAAAGACGACCCGCCAGAAGATAAACCGGAAGTCAAACTTGCCACAATAGATACGCTCGACCATATCTATTTCTTGTTGGAAACGAAGGCGTTTGGCTCGGCCAAACTTGCGAAGTTGAACTCTGAGATAAGGCATTGGCGACAGGATGAAGGCATCACCGAAGCCGATGGCATCAAATACAAAGACCAACTCGAGGAGTTGAAAGACTTAACATAAAGGTTGGTTGATATGCAATTTATATTAAAGAAACGAGACGACGGAACGATGGTTGATTTCCATATCAAGGGTGATCCTGATTTTGCGGTTATTTCCGTTCACCTTGATAGTTACAAAGAATTTAATTGGGAGCGCATGTGTAGATTAATTCAAAAAACAAACAAACTTCAAGACTTTATGATTGATGGCTTGGAGTGCCATAAGGGGGAAATTACCAGAGATGATTTTTTTGAAACATGGACAGAAAGAAGATTAAAGGTCTGTCTCGATTTTATTGAGCATGGAGATGATGATGGTTTAAAGCCAGGAGATGAAAAAACATTGAGACTGGTCTTGATTGATGATTCATTTGATTTGAATAAAATTATTCAAAATAATGGGCTATTAAATGTTGGTCGGTTTCCAATATCAAAAGTAAAAGAAATTGGTCTTATAAAATGAGGGGATTGCACGCACGGTCGGCTTCGGTCGCCGTGCGGTGCATAAAAAAAAGGAAAATAAAATGAAATTAGTATCAAGACTCCATAAAGACGGAGAGCAAACAGACATCTGTATTGACGATGACGAGTGTCTTGACGTTATTAGGGTTTTTCACAATATTACGTCAGACTTTAAATCGCACCGCGCTTGCCGAATGATTGAGAAAATGGAACTGTTTAAGGAATTTGCAGAAGGTTTTGATATCGCCTTAAACATTAATGAAATACAGGAGTTGGAAAACAAGTATGGCGAAACTCTATCAATCGCCTTAAATTACATCGAACACGGCGACCCTGAACCAAAGCCGGAGGAAATGGTGTGGGTTTCTGTTTTTCCAAATGTCATTGGGGGCTGGACTGGTAATGTTGATTTAATCTGCAATAGGCCAGTTCCAGCCATACAAATTCTTAAATCAAAAGCAATAGAAGCTGGAATAATCACAGAATAATATTATGATTTTTCTTGTTGACAACAATTCAAACTCGGCGTATTATCGGGTATGCTTAGTTTTATAATTACATATCAATTTGACAATATGCTTTGGGCGGGCGGTTTTAAATCACTTGTGATTATAAGACTAAGCAACGTCTGCCCATCGCTTTTTTTATGGTGAAATAATGTCTGATGGATATTTCGCACAAATAGAAACTTCTTTCATTTTGAATGATTCCCGGCTCGATGCTTTGACTGCAAGCCAACGCTGGATGTATGTAGTTCTCTGGTGTTTTGCGGTGGATTGTCACAAAGTCACTACAAAAATGCCACATTTATGTAACACAATTGCACGACTTTGTCGCATTGATGCAAGGAGTGTGTCAATAGGCCTCACAAAATTGTGTGAGCTTGGCTTAATTAAAATGCCAGACAATAATACCATAACTGTATGCGGTGTTGACACTAAGCACCCAAAATTAAAATGGAAGAAACCTCCGAAACCACAGGTTGAGCTACCCTTGACGCCACATAGTATAGTAGAGAATAGTATAGTAGAGAATAGTAGAGAAGATAAGAGTATAGTAGAATTGCCGGGCAAGCCCGCCCCACCAAAAAAACCGCCCAAAAGGAAAGCTGAAAAATCAACCAGTGAACATACTTTAATCATCGAACATTGGACAAAAGAATATGGGAATAAATTTAAAGATGAAGATGGAAAACCGCTCAAATATGGATTCGATGGTGGCAAGGATGGAAGTCTAATTAAAAAATTATTATCTCAATTCAAATATAAACCGCTGAAAAAGATTATCACAGCGTTTTTTAATAGCAACGATCAGTTCATCAAACATAAAACTGGTTTCACTATTGCCAGCTTGAAATTGAAAGCCAATCAAGTAGCCCAATCAATAGCTACCCCAGCGACCGCATTTGATAAGCTGTCACCGGCAGGGCAAGAGACAGCCAGGAACATGCAGAGGGTTTTGGACCGTATGGATAAGGAGGATGCTGAAAATGAAAAAATCGGACAGAATTGAATTGGCAACTCTGATCACCGGTATGGCTGAGCTGTATAATAAAACTCTATCGGAAACGGCGATCACAATTTACATCACTGCCCTTGAGAAATATCCTATCGAAGAAATTAAGCCTGCCATTAATAATATTGTCACTCAAAGAGTCTATGCGAAATTTCCGCTGCCCGCTGAGTTCATCGAATATATCAACCCGTCAGGAAATCTTGAGGCTCGAGCATTAATCGCGGTTGAGGAAGTTCTTAATAAGAACGAAATTCAGGGTCCGACCATGACGGTCAGTTTTGACGATCCTATTATTCATCATGTAATTTTGCGTTACGGGGGATGGCACAAGATCGGTAGTAAACTCAGGGAAATACATGCTGATAAATATAGTCTAAGACAAATGTCATTCTGGAGAAAAGAATTTGCAGAAATGTATTGTTTCTTCGCTCGGCAACCGCAACTGAAAGCGCCGCCTCGAAAATTGATAGGCTCAATGGATGCGGAAAATATTGCTTTAGGTTTTCTTGATAAAGATACCGGCCAGTTGAAATTACCTGATGGCAGTCTCAAGCAAATTGATATTGGTCAAAATGATAATAAACTATTGGGTTGTAAAAATGAATAAGCATTGGGCGGTTGTTATTAATTTAGAAAATGAAGCTGATATTGTTTATCATCATCAATCATCTGAGGATAATTTTATAAAATTCAGCGACGCAAAAAAAGCAGCTATTTATTTTTTACGCCAACAAATGCGAAAGCAAAGTGAAAACATAAAAAAACTGCAATCACTTAAACGATACGATTGTCAAAATAAACTGGAGGAATAATGAGTAATTTTACAAACACGACGGTATTTGAAGTTATCGTTTGCTGTAAATGCCATGTGGAATTTGCGATGACTGCGGAATTTAAAAGAACTTGCGAAAAAGACCACAAATGTTTTTCTTGTCCAGCGGGTCACGAACAATATTTTACAGCCAAATCCAACGAGGAAAAACTTCGAGAACAGAATCAATTGTTGGCATCGAGGATGACACATTTAAAAGACCAACTCAATGAAACGAGGCGGGAAGTTAGAACTACCCGGAAAAGCCGCGACGCATACAAGGGCCATTTGAACCGCACCAAAAAGCGTATTCATAACGGAGTCTGCCCCTGCTGCAATTGCACTTTTAAAAATTTATCCAGACATATGACAGGTCAACATCCTAATTACATAAAGCTGGAGGAAAAATGAAAACATTAATCTTATTATTGATACTGCTGTCAATGCCCTATGGCTTAAAAGCAGGGGAAGATACCACGAGAGCTTATTCCTGCAGGGACACAGTCGTCCAGAGGGGGGAATGATGGGAAATCTACACATCGGCATCGACCCGTCATACACCAATACCGGAGTTATTGTTATTGACGATGACGGAAAAGTATTTCACCAATTTTGTTGTCAGGCACAACGCAAGGCAAAAGGAAATGAGGCTTACCGGCCAGTTGATTTATTACTGGATATGATAAGGGAATTATCATTTATAAAAATTCAAATCGCAAAGAAAAGAGATTTTCACGTTATGATCGAATATCCAATGTCGTCTTTTCGCGGTGGTGCATCCTCAAAAGTTAATGAAGCGTTTGCCTCGTGTGCCTGTTCGGTCAGTATTGTTTTCGGATTCAATGCCAGAATATGTTATCCCCCGCAATGGAAATCTTATATCGGTGCAAAGCATATGGCGAACATGAAAATAGTCAAGGCGTTTATGGATGATAAGTATCAAATGGAATTTCCAAATTTAGATTTGTATTCGGCCTATGGCATCGCCCTGTACTTACGGGGTAAGATATTGAAAGTGGGGAGTTGATTATGAAAAAGAAAAAATGGCCGGGCATCATCAATGCGTGCAAGGAGTCACCAGACGAACCATCGGGCGAATTCGGTAAGGAAACCATTGCCAGGGTAAGAAAGCAGATGGGTCAAAAAGGAAAACAACCGGTCGATGGCGACTTATATGTTCCAGAAAATTCGGTATTGCTCAAGCCAAACCAAAAGCCAGGTATGTTTCAACCGAGCTTTGGCGCCAAGTTGTTCGGGATATTACTCGGCACCGCGTTGGCGTTCGTCATCTTCGTTTTAATATGTTCATGCGCCAAAGATGACAATCCATATAACAACATCAATGTCCAGCTGCTCTCGATCCATGACCAGTTCATATTAGATTTATTGCGTCAGGAGGAATATGTTGTTCTTGACAGTGCCCGGGTACGATACATCGAATTGATAAGTGGTGACAGTGCGTCCGAATATTACAGAGAAATAAATATAACTTTGCACGATGATTCAATTGGAATGGGCACACTTGGTTTTGCGATAATTAAAAAAGTTCCACCAGATTCCGTGTTGCTTGTCCGGTCAAATGGTATTGTCTGGGCGTTCTGGTGTAAAAATTGGTAAAGAGGAGGAACCCGGAAATCAGAAGATGATTATTTCTGGCATTTTTATGAGCCAGGCAAACCAGAAACCTAAAAAGGAGTATCGAAATGCCAAAACTATCAAAGGGTGGACCAGAAAACAAAGGCAATCGCAAACCATCAACCACCAAAAAGAACATAACCATGAAAGACATCAAGGAAACGGTTAAGATTACCGATCTGGTCACGCTCGAAGGTTGCAAGCTGGTTGGCAAAAACGAAAAACCCCGGCCGTCTGATGGCAAGAGCATGTACGAATTGAAATTCATTTGTCCGGTCCGGGGTCAAAAGAAAGATGCCGGTACAATGTTGTCAGAGGCAATTGAGGCCGGTAATATTCTAATGTTGACCATCGCCAAAAAGCAGCCGGAACTCGGTGTCACTGATCCACCGAAAAGCAAAAAAGAAAAGGCGCAGAAAAGTCTGCCGCTCAAAACCGATAAGGTAAACTGAATAGATCAGTTGCCCGCTTATCGAAAACCTATTTATTAAAGGAGAAATGAGATGTCGGAAATCAAATTGGGTTGCACCGCGCGAGATAAAATTACGGGTTGTCTCGGGACGGTTGTTGCCATCTGTGAACATTTGCATGATTCAACTCAAGCCGGTATGGAAGGTTCGTCGGACAATGGCTTCGAGAGAAGTCAACGACAATGGTTTTCAATTGACCGATTAGAAGTGGTGTCCGATGAAACGGCCATAACCGATAAGGAGGATGCCACTGGATAATACTTTGCCTTGTCGTCTATACAAAAACTGCCGGGCGACTTACCATCGCCCGGTTATTGAAAGGGAGGTCAATCACATGAAAGATAAAATTATTAGATTTTGGAATAGGCTTATTACCATCTTCACTGTATGGCAACCATTTAAGAAACCTCATATGCCAACTTGCAGATGTTTTAGAAAAGTAGGTATGTGGCCAGACGACATACCACATTTTGCATTTTGGGATAAGGGAAATAATGAAGCATCAGTAACCGACTGGGAAACCGATTGGCGATTTTGCCCTGAGTGTGGCCGGGCTTCCATACCAGTTAAAAAATAATTATGAAAAAATTATCGACTAAACCCCACTCCGTCTATATGCGGAAATGGCGCAAGACTCACAGGCCGTCAGAGGAGCAGAGGAGAAAAGGTGTCGCCCGATCATATGCCCGGGTTTATCTCAAGCGGGGGAAATTGATAAAGCAACCGTGCCAGAAGTGCGGAAACCCGAATAGCCAAATGCACCATCCAGATTATGACCGACCGTTATTTGTCGAATGGCTCTGCAAGGAATGTCACCAGATCGAAACCAACAAGGAAAACGAGTTCAAAAAGCTGATAGAAGATAATCGGGATAAAATATTGAGTCAATTATCACCAGTGCCGCGATTTATAGCGGGGAGAGTGTAACACGTGAAACAATTGAGCAAAACGGAGATTAGCACAGGAGAAATTGTTTTGAAGATAAAAAGAGTTATTATTTATAAGAAATATTGCAGATTGGATTTGCAAGGGAATTGAAAAATTAAACAAAAACAATCTTGACACCGCATAAAAAAATCATATATTCAGAGTAACATTTTTCCTCCCAGTTAATGTTAGTATTTAGGCCGCCGGGTGTCCCCCCATTCTGGCGGTTTTTTATTGACAAATTATTGAGATATTATTATATAGAACCGCCGGAGTGTCGGAGAGTTGACATGCTCCGAGGATCTCGGAGTCCACGTTAACGGGCTTATATAAATCGAGATCCCTCCGGTTTTTTTAATCCCATAACAATTTAATTCTTGACAACTTATTCAACAATGACTATTTAGCGGGCAGAGCTGAAACTATTACAGGGTGTAGTAATTTGAGGTGATTTGATGTCAAACGCTGGAACTCCAAAAGCAACGATGGAAAAAATGTTTGCTATGTTCATGGCAGACAAGACTAAAGCCAGTATTGCAGATAAATTTGGAGTCGCTAAGACTACCGTAATAGCTATTTCAAAGCGTGAAAAATGGGGAGACCGCAAGACTTATTTACATGCCGAGGCGGTTAAACGAAATAACGAAAAGATATTAGAGAAGACATTAACCAATCTTGAGGTTGTTCAAATCGTCCGTCAGGGCGTAGCTGTCAGACTATTACAGCGCATGCAAAAGAAAAACTTTAAAGCTAATGTCAGGGATTTTGTATTAGTCCTTGAATTAGAGGAGAAAATGGCGGGTAACTTATCAACCGACCCGCAAAGTCATGTTATCAACGTCTGGAATACAATGCCCGAAGCAAGACAAGACCAGCTTACAGCAGACATACTTACGGTTCGTGACCGACTCAGCAAGAGAAATAGCATCCGAGTCCCTTGAAGCGTATCTGTTGCTGTACCATCATCTGAATAGTCTTGGTGACCGTTGCACGCTAATGATGCGTGAATGGCTCCTGCCAATCTATTTAGATACTGCCGCTTATATTGTTCTGATGAAGTCCGTCCAGTGTGGCATATCCGAATATCTGACAATCTTTACCCTCGCTGAAATGATGCGGGGCAATTTTGTTTTGTACGGATTCCCAACTGATACCGATCGGGATGACTTTGCGCATACCCGGTTTGAGCGTGTTGTTGATGGCGTGCCGCTGTATACCGAGGGCAAAGGCTCAGTCGATAATGTCGGCTTGAAACATTTCTGGCAGGGCGGGGCGTATTTCGTGACAACCGGATCAAAGACGGCCTTTAAATCAAAAACAGTGCAAGCGGTGGCCATCGATGAGTTAGATCAATGCAATATGGCGAATCTTGTATACGCCAAAGACAGGACGGCCGCCACCGGCATCCTCCTCGGTCGTGAGCCGAAGTTCCGTATGGTTGGCAACCCCACGATATCCGGTTACGGTATTCATTCCGAATATAACAAGACTGATAAAAAGGTTTATAGCTTCAAGTGTCCACATTGCAACGAATGGCAGGACTTACGCTGGGAAAAGAATATCTGTCGGCAGATTGATAATATGAGATATGAATTGTTTGATACGGACTGGGCTGTTGAATCAGGTGATGATGTCAAAATCATGTGCAAGAAATGCATGGGCACAATTGAGCGTGAAGATGCAACCGCTGAGTGGATTGCTCGTAGCCCAGGTGTCGATCGCTCCGGGTATCATATCAGTCAGCTTATCACGTATCAATTCAAGATCAAAGACCTGTGGGCTGACTTCATCGAGGGATTGTCTAAACCGCTTGAACATCAGGCATTCATCAACTCGAAGCTCGGATTGCCTTATTCCGGGACCGGTGAGAAACTATCCTATGATGATCTGGATGCGTGCAGTCAAGACTATCATTTCCCGAACAGGCACAGTGACACCATCGCTGGGGTTGATGTTGGCAAGGTTCTCCATGTCCGCATCGATTGCCTTGAGAACGGTTGCCGCAAGATGGTATGGGCCGGTATTGTCCCAAACGATAAACAATGGACTTCATTGCACCGACTGTTTGAGCGCATGGGCGTGAAATTCTGTATCATCGATGCATTGCCGGAAACTAATGCAGCGAGGACATTCATTGAGAGCTTTAGAAAAGGTTTTCTATGTTTCTTCACTAAGGGCGAGAGAAGCGGGCGACTGGACCCGACACCGGCAGAAAAGCATAAAAGAGAGATCAGCGTCAATCGAACCGAACAGCTTGACAATGCAACCAGCACATACATAAGAAAAAAAGCTATCATTCCAGCAAGCTATCGGAATATAGACAATGGTGATTGGATCAACCAGATGTTCGCGCCAACCAGAATCCTTGATGTCAAGCGCAACCCACCAGTATATGTCTGGGACTCAGGCGACGAGGCAGACCATCATCGTTTCGCCGACTGCTATTGTAATATGGCAGCGACACTAATGGGATGGGGCACAGCTCAATCCGAAATCATTTTTATATAGGCAAGGTATGAAAATATTAGAACGTTTTGGTCTGCAAAAGATACCGACGGTCGATACTGAACTTGACCAGCTCAAGCACGATTATGACGAATGGCATCAAACGATTATTCGTATCGGCAATAAGCCTGTTACCTTCACTACCAACAAATTCGATAGTAGGCGTGTTGATCGGACTGATGCAAACGTCGGTGCTGCTGTCAAGCTGATTGCCAACAAGGTATCGACTCTGCCTATTAAAATACAGCGCAAGACAAAAATCGATGGACAGACGACTTGGGTTGACGATGAAGATCACGAAGCGATGAAGTTATTCCAGAGACCAAATCCATTCAATAACCAGATTCATTTGATGACTCACTTAGTTCAATCGCTTGTTATCACTGGCCGGTCAATTATCACTAAGGATGTGAAGTTCCAAGTGCCACCGTCTGCACTATGGTTATTCCCTTCATGGATGTTTGAGAATAGATACAATAAGTCTGATGGCAAGCCGACCGGATATATGTATGACAAATGGCAGAAGAAAATATTCTATCCGCTTGATGAAGTAATCTTCGCTCACTTTTATGATATGGGTTTCGCCTTCGATGGTGTCAATCCACTGACAGCTATATTCGATGAGGTCAAATCAAATTTCTTTGCGATGCAATGGCATAAGGCATTCTTTGAGAATAGTGCCCGCCCTGATATATATTTCACCAATGACAGTCTTGCCGGGATGACACCCGAAGATGAAAAGAAGTTCCTGAAAAGCTGGGCCAAACGTCATAAGGGATATAAGAAATCTTTCAACACTGGTATTCTCCCTGCTGGATTTGATATCAAGCAGATAGAGCAGAAGATATCCGACATGATGATGAACGCCATGATCGAGCTGAATCGTGAGCAGATATTATCATTCCTGACGGTCCCACCGGCTGAACTCGGAATATTAAAAGATGCGTCATTCGCCAACGCCTTGATGCAGGATAGATCGTTCTGGGCAAATAATCTGATTCCGCTATTGAATATTATCTTCATGTCGTTTGACCATCAGCTTATCTGGCCGACATGGGGCGATGATGTCCGGGTTAGACCTGATCTGTCGGCTGTGGCTGCATTGCAGGAGGATAGAGCGATTCTATTTAGAGCAATGCGGGATGCCGTTAGTGGTGGCTTCTTTACTCCAAATATGGCACTCATCGAGATTGGCAAGGAACCGATTGATGATCCTGCTGCTAATGTATTGAAAGATCCAAGGCCGGCGCCAAGCTCTCTTGGTGATACTGGTAAAGCGTTGGTGGCCGGGCAAGAATCAAAGGTTGATGACAAACCAGACCCCCGTCGGTTGAAATGGCAGATATTCGATGAAAAGGCTGAGAGCTTTGAGCCTGAGTTTACTGAGATCATGCAGAAGTTCTTTGCGTCCGAAGAGAAGTGGATATTGAAGAATCTGAAAGAGACAACGGCCAATGGCACGATGATGAGTTCGTTCTTATTTAAAGCTCATATATCACCGACTGAATTTAAGCGTGGCGAAGATGACGAACTGCCAGATCATGTTAATGAGCTATTCAATATGAAAACTGAAGATGAAGCTCTGACCGCCGCGACTAAAGCACCTATCACAGCTGCTGTTGCGTCAGCGGGACAGGCATTCATGTCATCGCATGGCAAGGCTGTTTCGTCATCGTTTAATTTAAAAGACCCTAATGTATTGCAGGCGATAGCTACCCAGCAGAATCGAATCAAGTATGTCAACGATGATACCTATAAGAAGCTGAGAGCGTTACTCGATACCGCTTATGACGAAGGCTGGACAATTAATCAGCTCGAGAACGGAATAAAGGATTTATACGACAAATGGATTAATGGAGATATTGTTGATAAAAAGAAATTACAATCGAGAGCAAAGACAGTAGCGAGAACTGAAATGGGAACTGCCGTCAATGGTGGTGATTATTTCGGGCAGGTGCAAGCGGGCGTGAAATTCCACGAATGGCTTGCCACTATTGATGGTGCGACGCGACCTGATCATACTTTCGCCGATGGGCAGAAAGTTGAGATTAATGAGCCGTTCACCGTAGGTGGTGATAAATTGCGATACCCGTTAGACCCTGCCGGTTCACCCGGACAGACAATCAACTGTCGATGCACTACGATTGAGCATTTTGAATGAAAGGAATTGAGATGAAATCAAAACTGAAACTGTGGCCGTCGATAGCGATGTTGGTTGTAACTGGGATCTTCGCCTCGATGAATATTGTCGAGGATGCCGAGGCCGGGCCGAGGACATTGCCGCCATACAGCATGACCTATACGACC